GGTCAAGGCATCAATCCCTCTTTCAAAATGGAATGCACAGTACATGCAGAACCCAACCGGTGAAGAAGGTGCATTGATTAAAAGAGAATGGTGGCAAGACTGGGAAAAAGATTTACCACCACTAGAACATGTAATCCAATCTTATGATACAGCGTTTATGAAAAAACAATCAGCCGATTATTCTGCTATTACTACCTGGGGTGTGTTCACACCATCTGAAGATAGTGGTCAATGTTTAATATTATTAGATGCAGTAAAAGATAGATACGAGTTTCCAGAACTACGACGTGTTGCTATGGAACAGTATGGTTACTGGAAGCCTGAGACCGTAATCATTGAGTCTAAAGCATCTGGACTGCCTCTAACTTATGAGTTGCGGAAAATGGGGATACCTGTTATAAACTTCACACCCTCTAAAGGTAACGATAAACATACGAGGGTTAACAGTGTCTCTCCGCTGTTTGAGTCAGGGAGAATATGGGCGCCCAAAGATATGGACTTTGCACAGGAAGTTATCGAAGAATGTGCAGCTTTTCCATATGGAGACCACGATGATTTAGTGGATTCCATGACCCAAGCTGTTATGAGATTTAGACAAGGTGGTTTAATTCAACATCCTGAAGACTACGAGGATGAAGAGATGCCACAACAACAAAGGACATATTACTAGTTATGGCTAATCCTATCAAAATTTATAAAACACTTGAAGAAGCATACAATGCTTTACTAAAAGGTTTTAGATCAATTAAAAAAAGAGATCCAGATATTATTGAAAACCAAATGCTTAAAGCAGAAGCTCAAGGTAAAATTAAATCTCAAGGTGATAACATTTCTATTTTTCCAGAAGACAAACCTGAAGGAATCATGAGTCAGGCTCCAGGAATGATTAAAACTGGTGAAGTAGTTGAAGCTGTATTCAAACCTGGAATGGACAAAAGAGGTAAGATGGTAAAAAAATCACCGAGTCAAAGACAAGCTGATTTAGATAGACCATTTGTAACTGAAGAAGAAATGTCTGCATTCACTATGGAAGAGAATGCAAGAAAATTAAATAAAGCTAAAGGCTTTATTGATAAGTTAGGTGCTAAAACTACTAAACAAAAATTATTTATAGCAGATTTAGTTGAAGATGCAGGCACCGGCGTATTTCAAGATGTAGATATGGGTGCAATTGTTAGATCTAATATGTTTGATGATTTGATTGAACAAGGCATTGACGATGATCTACTCACAAACATTATGTACTCAGGAACTAAATCAGATGACTTTGCAACTACACTTGCAAAAATAAAATCAAACGCTAGAGATGAAGGTGTTGATATAGATGAGACTGTAGATTTCTATGAAAGAGTTTTTGATGAAGTAGCTAGAGTTAAAAAAGCTATGGGTGGTAGAATAGGTTATGCAGTAGGTAGTTTACCAAAAGGAATTCAAAAGTTAGTACAAGCTTTAAATAAAAAATTTGGTAAAGGCACTATGAAAACTGCTGATGAAATGGATAGACCTAAAGATGTACAAGCGTTTGAAGACTTTGAAACAAGAAATCCTAATCCAAAAAGACAATTAACAGATGATGAGATTAGAGATTATGAAGAAGAGTTAGGTGATAGTGAAACTTGGATGAATGATGGCACTGTTGGTGAAGCTGAAAAAGCTCTAAAAGACCGTAGAGAATTTATAGCTGATATGGAATTACAATATAAAAAAGGTCAACTAGATCCAGGACCAGGTGAAAAAGGTAGAAAAGAATTTTTACAAAGTAAAATGGACGAGATGGAAATGTCTGGTGACAAAAAATTAATGACTCAAGATGAGATTGATGAACTATCTACATTTGATATAGGTACAGAGTTAGAAGGACTAAGATCTTTAGGTGCATCAAAACTTGCAGAACGATTTGAACTTAAACAAAGGTTTCCAGGATTAGATGATGCATTAATAGATAGAATTTTAGTTGATGATAATCCACAAAGAAAAGCTGAAGTACTAGCAACTATAGAAGAGTCTTATAAGATGTTAGAAAAAGGAATGGATCCAGCGGATATTATTGATACATTTAAAAATACATCTAGACGTAAAAATGCACAAGGCGGCCTAAACTACTTGATGGGACTTTAATGTCTGAAGTAAATAAAATAGCGAACTACAATCAAATGATGTCTTGGTTAACAAGACCATCTACACCTCAAACAGAAACTAGACAAAATTTTGCTGAAAAAGGTTTTGCTAAAGCCACTACTGCAAAAAAATTAAAAGAAACAGTTCCAAATTTTTTAGATGAAGAAACTTTTGTAAAACTTAGAAAAGAAAAGAAAGATTTAACAAACAGACAATTTGCTGATTATTTAAATAATGAAACTGATTATATTCCAGATCCAAGACAAGCAAAAGAGTTTGGAGAAATATCTGTTGAAAGAAGATTTACTGCTGCAAAAAACAAAGGTTTGTTTCCAAAAACTTTTACATACAAAGGCTCTACAGCCAGTAAAGCAGTTACACCAAAAGAAATAAAAGAATATAAACAATATATTAAAAAAAATTTTCCTAAAAAATATGATGCTCTTTTAAAACTACCTGAAGATAAATTAAAAACAAAAATCTTTGAAAGAAGAGCTTATCTAAATAAAATAAAAAAACCGGGTTTTCTAGAAGATAAAAATGAAAGAAATCGTAAATACAGATTTGAAGTATCTTCTGGTTTAAGAGGAAAAGAGGCTCAAAAAATATATTTAGAAAAAGCAGCAGAATACAAAAGATCAATAAATAAAGATGCAAATACATTTTATAGAAATGTTAGAGAAGGTAAAACTTTGCTGTGGGAAGATTTATTAAAAAGAACGACTCTTGTAAAAGATCCCCCTTTTAAATTAAATAAAAAAATAATTAAAGGTAAAAAATATAGTAAAGACGAAACACAAAAATTTGTTTTAACAGATAAAAATGGAAACAAATTTAAATATGATTCTTTAGTAGAAGATCTTGCGAAAGCAGGTCAAGACCCACAAAAAGTTTTTAGACCTTATGAACAAAAAGCTTTTTTATATAAAGAAAATTTAATGAAACAAATTGTAGAAAATGCAGATAAAATATTAGGAGCAAGAGATAATCCTATTCATGTTCATCACGTAGAAGGCTTTAGTAAAAATCCTTTTAATGTTCAGCTTACTTTTGCAGATCAAAATTTGCGAGAAGGAAATGCCAGACAAACTTTAACAGCAACTTTTAATAATATACTAAAAGAAGAAAAAGCAAAAACTGGTGGTAAAACTGAAGGTATATTAAATTTTAATAGAAAGAAAAAAGCTTTAAATAAATTTTATGATTCATTAGGTCCAGATATAGCAGCCCAACTTGGTAAACAAGAAGTAGGTAAAAGAACTTCATTAGTTGATATGCTTAAAAAGAAAAATATTAAAATGTCAAAAGATCAAATTAAAGCAGCTACAAAATTAAAAGCATCATTACTTCCAGGGTTAGAACAAATAGCACAAGGAATAAAAAACATTCCTGATGATATTGCAAAGAAAAAATATTTTACATTAGGTTTAAAAGCATTAGGTCCAATTGGTACTTATATTGCAGTTGACGATACTTACGAAGCATTGAAAGCAGGGAGACCTGTTGCCGAAGCCCTGGAGTATGGTTTGATTGGAACTAATTTAATTGGTTCTGCAAAAGATTTAATGGCTCTATCTCCTGAAGAAAGAGAAGCAAGATCTGTTGTTAAACAAGCAGAGATGGCTGATCAAATTGCTCAAGACGAATCAATGTTAGATACAGATTTTGAAACTCCAAAAGTTAAATCAGATTTAACTCTAGAAGAAGCAGAAGAAAAATTTGAAGCTGCTAAAGCTAGAAGAAAACTTGAAAGAGAATCACAAGAAGCAGACATTGCTAAAGCAAGAGCTATTAGTATGAGTGGTTTAAAAGATTTAATAACAGGTAAAAGATTTTCTGGTCAAGAAATGCCAACACAATATATGGCGGCAGGCGGACGTATAGGTTTTGCAGACGGACCAGATGATCCTTCAAGAAGAAAGTTTATGAAGATAGCTGGAGGTATTGCATCTATTCCACTTGTTGGAAAGTTTTTAAAACCTGCAATAGTTGCAGCACCCAAAGTTGCAGAAGTAGTTAAAAGAAGCGCTGATGGTATTCCTGAATTTATTGGAGACCTGGTTACTAAAGTTGTGACGTTTGGAAAGAAAAACTTCACGGGTAATAGATCAGATGAATTTGCTGACCAATATAGATTAGATGATTATGTTGTTACACAACAAGGTAATAAAACAACAATTCAAAAATTTGATGATCCTGATAATCCTAACTATAAAGAAATTGAAATAGAATTAGAAACTGACCCTGAAACCGGAGGCGTGACTTACAAAGAAGCCAGTGTGAGACCTGATGCAGAAGGCAAGCTTAAAGATGTTGAAGAATATGTTGATGACCTAGATTTAGAAGATATGAAGAAATACACTTATGATGAATAAATACCCAAAGAAACACTTATTGCCTCCTGAAGCCGGACCCACGCCTCAGGGCTTGAATATTAATTATAATACTGTTAAAACAGTCAAACAATCTGGAGAAAAAATAAATGGCGGATATAGACAAAGCACTTCCCAACGAAGTCAGAAAAGAATTCGAACTTCCTAGTGGAGAAGAGATACAAGAACAAGTAATTGAAGAAACTGAAGCACAAGAAGAATCTCTTGGTCCAGTTGATATTCAAGAAAATGAAGATGGATCCGTTGATATAAATTTAGATCCAGCCGCTGCTACACCCGAAGGTGGTGATGAGCATTACGCAAACCTTGCAGACTTTTTACCAGATGATGTATTAGCTAGTTTAGCTTCAGACTTAAATGGTAAGTATATGGATTATACTTCATCAAGAAAAGAATGGGAGAAAACTTATATTCAAGGTCTAGACCTTTTAGGTTTTAAATACAATAACAGAACAGAACCTTTCCAAGGAGCTTCAGGTGCAACACACCCAGTTCTTGCAGAAGCAGTAACTCAATTTCAAGCATTAGCATATAAAGAATTATTACCGGCAGATGGTCCAGTTAGAACACAAGTAATTGGTTTATCTACACCGGAGAAAACACAACAAGCACAACGTGTTAAAGATTTTATGAATTATGAAATCATGGAAAAAATGAAAGAGTATGAACCAGAGTTTGATCAAATGTTATTTAATCTTCCTCTTGCAGGTTCTGCTTTTAAAAAAGTTTACTATGACGACATGGAACAAAGAGCAGTATCAAAATTTGTTCCGGCAGATGATTTAATTGTTCCGTACACAGCTACCTCATTAGATGATGCGGAAGCAATTATTCATCGTGTTAAAGTTTCAGAAAATGATTTAAGAAAACAACAAGTCGCTGGTTTTTACAGAGACGTTGATTTAGGAAAACCAACTGTAGGTGAATCTGACATTGAGAAAAAAGAAAGAGAGTTGGAAGGTACCACTAAATCAAAAGAAGAAGATGTTTATACTTTATTAGAATGTCACGTGGATTTAGATCTAGAAGGTTTTGAAGATGAGAATCCAGAGACTGGTGAGCCGTCCGGAATTAAAATACCTTACATCGTAACTTTGGAAGAAGGATCACGAGAGATTTTATCTATCAAAAGAAACTATGAAGTAGGAGATCCATTAAAAAAGAAAATACAATATTTTGTACATTTTAAATTCTTACCAGGACTTGGCTTTTATGGTTTTGGTTTAATTCACATGATTGGTGGATTGTCACGTACTGCAACAAGTGCACTTAGACAATTATTAGATGCAGGAACTTTATCTAACTTACCAGCAGGTTTTAAACAACGTGGTATTAGAATTAGAGATGATGCACAATCAATTCAACCAGGTGAATTCAGAGATGTAGATGCACCAGGTGGAAATTTAAGAGATTCATTTATGATGTTACCATTTAAAGAACCATCACAAACTTTACTATCACTAATGGGCGTTGTAGTAAACGCTGGTCAAAGATTTGCATCTATTGCAGATCTACAAGTTGGCGATGGAAATCAACAAGCGGCAGTAGGAACAACAGTAGCTCTTTTAGAGCGAGGAAGTAGAACTATGTCTGCGATTCACAAAAGAATTTACTCAGCTTTAAAAAATGAATTCAGAATCATGGCTAGAGTATTCAAGTTATATCTACCTCAAGAATATCCGTATGATGTAGTTGGGGGTCAAAGAATAATTAAACAACAAGACTTTGATGATAGGGTAGATATATTGCCAGTTGCTGACCCTAACATTTTTTCTCAAACACAGCGTATTTCCCTCGCGCAAACGGAACTCCAACTGGCACAATCAAATCCGCAAATGCATAATCTGTATCAAGCATATAGAAACATGTATGAAGCATTAGGTGTAAAAAATATTGATGCTGTTTTAATTAAACCAATGCAACCAATGCCAAAAGATCCGGCGTTAGAGCACATTGATGCTTTAGGTGGTAAACAGTTTCAAGCTTTTCCAGGTCAAGATCATAGATCACACATTACTTCACACTTAAATTTTATGGCAACTAACATGGCTAGAAATAATCCAATGGTTATGGCAAGTTTAGAGAAAAATGTTTTTGAACATATTAGTCTAATGGCGCAAGAACAAGTTGAATTAGAGTACAGAGATGAAATGCAACAACTTCAACAGATGCAAATGCAGGCACAACAGAACCCAGCAATGGCTCAACAGATTCAAATGCAAGTTATGCAGATGACTCAGAAGATTGAAGCAAGAAAAGCTCAACTAATTGCAGACATGATGGAAGAATTTATGAAGGAAGAGCAAAAAATTACTTCACAATTTGACAATGATCCAATTGCTAAACTAAGATCAAGAGAGTTAGACCTTAGAGCACAAGAAAATGCTCGAAAAGAGAAGGAAGCTAACGAGAGAATGGACCTTGATAAGATGAAAGCAATGATGAATCAACAAAATCAGGACGAAAAACTAAAACAAAACGAAGAATTAGCAAAATTACGTGCTGACACATCAATTGAAAAGACTGTTTTGTCAAAAACACTACCAAGTTCTGATTCAATGATGCCAAATGTTGCAATTATGCGTAAAGGCTAGTGACAAAAACTAAAAAAACAGTTAAAATAAAACACACAAGGAGAAAATATGGAAAAATTAGATAAAATTGTTGAAATCAAGTCAGAAGACAAAATGAATCTTGAAATTGACCCTAGATCTAAGACTACAGCTGATGGTTCTTACAACTACATCGCAAAAGGTGAAGAAGTTGAAGTAAGAGGAACTAAAAGAATGCTGAAAGAAAAGTCTAAAAAAGCTAAGTGGATCTAATATGTGGTTATCGGCAATTAAATTAGCCGCACAAGCAGGCACTCACATTTTTAAAAAGCGTCAAGAGACTAAAATGCTCATGGCGGATGCACAAATGATGCATGCAAGAAAGATGGCCCAGGGTGAGGAAGCTTACCAAGGCAAATTGTTAGAAGCCCGACAATCGGACTGGAAAGACGAGGCGGTTTTGATAATTTTAAGTTTGCCCGTGTTGGTGCTCGCGTGGGCGGTCATATCTGATGACCCGACAGCGATGGACAAGGTAAAATTGTTCTTCGACATGTTCTCGCAGCTTCCATCGTGGTTCACAAATTTATGGATACTTGTCGTGGCGAGTATTTATGGTATAAAGGGTACACAAATATTTCGTAACGGAGGAAAAAAATAATGTATAGAAAAAGATATTTAAAAGGTGGTCAAGCAAAACTTGACGCAAATAAAGATGGTAAAATTTCTAGAGATGATTTTAAAATACTAAGAAATAAAAATAAAATGACCTCGGATCAAAAAGAAAAAGCAATGGACACTTTAAAAAAGTATAAAGGTAAACCAATTAATCCTATACAAAAAAAAACTACCGGAACTACTAAAGCAAAACCTTTAAATAGAGAAAATAAATTTTTTGGTGGAGCGGTTAGATTAGGATCTGCAGGTTTAAAATACTTAAAAAATAATCCGGATAAAGTTAAAAAAATAATGGATTCAGATTTACCTAAAAAAACAAAAGATCTTTTAAGTAAATTAAAAAAAACCTCTAGTAAAAAGAAAAAAGATTAATGGCAAAACTTTGTGCAAAAGGAAAAGCTGCGGCTAAAAGAAAATTCAAAGTATATCCTTCTGCATATGCTAATATGTACGCATCAGGAGTTTGCTCAGGTAAAATTACACCAGGCGGTAAAAAAGGTAGTCGTAAGAAAGCTGCTACAGGGGGTTTAATGACAATGGATAATTATTATAAAGGTCTTGTTTAATGTCTTTAAGAAAATGGGTGAAAGAAAAATGGGTGGATATTGGAGCACCAAAGAAGGATGGGAAGTATCAGCCATGCGGGCGCTCAAAAGGTTCGAAGAGAAAGTATCCAAAGTGCGTACCACTTGCAAAAGCCACACGAATGACAAAGTCGCAAAAGGCGAGTGCTGTCAAACGAAAAAGAGCTGCAGGTAATCCAGGCGGTAAACCAACTAACGTTGCAACATTTGTAAAAAGAACTAAGAAAGCTATGGGTGGATATACTGGACCAGCAATTAATTCAGAGTATGGTGGAGTTAAATTAAACAATCCTTCATATGCTAAATATTATAAAGGTATGCTGTAATGAATTTAGAAAAAGATTTACAAAGATTAAAAAAAGAAAAAGCATTAAAAGAATCTGCTATTGCTCAACTTAGAAAAAGAAGTAAAGATTCTGTTGCAAGACCTAGAGCAGAAAAAAATATTTTATCAAATAATCCAGAGATGCAAAAAATTTAATGAGAAAAAAAGAAAACCCAATTAGAAAAACTACTACAGGTAAAGGTGCAAACTATAGACCAACTAAATCTGGTGCTGGTATGACAGCAAAAGGTGTTAGAGCTTATAGAGCAGCGAATCCTGGTTCAAAATTAAAAACAGCCGTGACTGGTAAAGTCAAGAAAGGTTCAGCAGCTGCTAAACGTAGAAAGTCATATTGTGCAAGATCACTTGGACAACTTAAACGATCTTCTGCTAAAACTAGAAATGATCCTAATTCTAGAATTAGACAAGCTAGAAGACGTTGGAAATGCTAGACAGATTAGTATATAGATTTTTTGGTTTTCTAGATGATGCCATTGCATTTGTTGAAACAGGTGCTATAAGAATGACCGAATGGTGTTGGCATTCAAGAGTAAATTTACTAAATAAAAGGAGAAAGAAAAATGCTAAACGAAGAAACAGTAATAATTCATAAAGTACAAAAACATCTTAAAGAGTCTTATCAAGACATAGCAGATGCCATGATTGGTGGCGCTATTGACAATATGGAAAAATACAAGTATATGATGGGACAGGCACATGCCTATTTAAAAATATCACAGGAAATCTCTAACCTGCTAGAACCAAAGGAGCAAAAAAATGATATTGAAAGATCAGAAAACGTCGTCGACTTCGAACGACCCGAAAGTTAAATCGGCACTATTAGATAAATACGACGAAGAAAAACAAAAAGAAGTAGACGGTTACGAACGTCTTAAAACAAAAGAATCAAATAAATTACCTAAACCAACTGGATGGAGATTAGTTGTTCTACCATTTAAAATGCCAGAAAAAACTAAAGGTGGATTGTTACTTGGACAAGAAACTTTAGAGAGACAACAGATTGGATCTACTTGTGGTTTAGTTCTTGCAATGGGTCCTCATTGTTATGACAAAGATAAATTTCCAGAAGGTCCTTGGTGTAAAAAAGGTGATTGGGTTATCTTTGCAAGATATGCAGGATCAAGAATCCAAATAGATGGTGGGGAAGTAAGAATGCTAAATGATGATGAAGTTTTAGCAACCATTGAAAACCCCGAAGATATACTTCATCAATATTAATCATAGAAGGAGATAAACTATGCTAGACGTAGAAGAAAATAAAACAGTCGATATAGATACATCAGGTCCTGATACAGAAATTGAGTTAGAAGAAACTCAAACTTCAGAAACAGAAACACCTGAGGTAGAAACATCTACTAGTGAAACAGAAGAGACTTCAACAGTTGTTGAAGCAAAAGAAGAAAAGAAAGAAGAGCCTACAAAGGACGATAAAGAAAAAGAATTAGAAAAATACTCTGATGGAGTACAAAGAAGAATAGCTAAACTAACTCATAAATGGAGAGAAGCTGAGAGACAGAAAGATGAAGCTTTAACTTATGCTCAAGCACAAATAAAAGCAAAAGAAGAAGCAGAAAAGAAAATCTCTAGATACGAACCTGAGTTTTTAAAAAATGCTGAGGATAGTATAACTAATGGTTTAGCAGCAGCTCAAGCAAAACTTGCAGCAGCAAGAGAAGCAAATGATCTAACAGCTGAAGCAGAAGCTTTAACTGCAATTTCTGAACTTGGTTATAAAAGAGCTAAATTTAATGAAACTAAAGTTGCTCAAGAAGAATATAATCAACAAAGAAAAGAAGTTAAACAACCAGAAATAAACTTAAATAGACAACAAGCATCACAAGGAACACCTGATCCTAAGGCTGAAACATGGGCATCTAGAAATGCTTGGTTTGGTCAAGATACAGCTATGACTTACACTGCTTTTGATCTACATAAGAAACTTACAGAGCAAGAGGGTTATGATCCTCAATCTGACGAGTATTATCAAGAAATCGATAAAAGAATAAGACTTGAATTCCCCCACAAATTTGATACAACTACATCAGATAAAGGGGAAGTTCCGACCAAACCCGTACAAACAGTAGCTAGTGCGAAGCGAAGTACAAATACTGGTCGCAAAACTGTGAGACTCACATCCTCTCAGGTAGCAATCGCTAAAAAATTAGGTGTGCCACTAGAAGAATATGCGAAACAATTAAAAATCACGAAGGAGGCATAAGCATATGGAAAATAATAATGATAAAAGAGCATCCCGTGCGAGTCAAACAAGAGAAAAAGAATCTAAGAAAAAAGTTTGGACTCCACCTTCATCTTTAGATGCACCCCCTGCACCAACAGGTTTTAAACACAGATGGATCAGAGTAGAATCTATGGGATTCCAAGACACTAAAAACGTCGCTGGAAGAATTAGATCCGGATACGAGCTTGTAAGAGCTGATGAATATCCAGACTCAGATTTCCCAATTGTGGACGATGGTAAATACAAGGGAGTGATCGGAGTAGGAGGCCTAGTGCTGGCTAGGGTACCGGAAGAGATTGCAGAGCAAAGAACTGATTACTATCAGAAACAAGCTCAAGATAACGTCGACGCAGTTGACAACGATCTTATGAAGGAACAGCACCCAAGTATGCCGATCAATATTGATCGACAGACTCGTGTAACCTTCGGTGGTTCAAAGAAAAGTTAATTTTTTAACGATTACTAGAGCTATCCAAGGATAAACTAAACTAATGTCTAATAGGAGGACACAACTATGGCAAATAAAGACGCCGCTTTCGGATTGAAAGCAATAGGAAAAGTTGGTCAGAATAGAGACAACCAAGGTTTATCTGAATACAGCATTGCTGCAAGTTCAGCTGCGATCTATCAATGGGATCCAGTGAAAACTTCAGGCGGTTACTTATTAGTAGCTGGCGCAGGCGGCAATCTTAGAGGATCACTAAATGGTGTTTTTTATACTGACGCATCAACAAGCAAGCCAACGTGGGCTAACCACTTGGAAGCTAGTAACACAGCAACAGATATTGTTGGTTATGTTTCTGACGACCCTTATGAAAGGTTCGAGATTCAATCAAACAATGCTAGTGCTTCAGCAGTAACTGATGTAGGTAAAACTGCAGATCTTGTATACGCAGCAGGATCTTCACCTGACTATATCTCAGGAGTAGAGTTAGATGATTCTACTTTAAATACTACTGCTCAACAATTAAAGATCATGGGAGCATCTAAAGATCCATCAAACAATGACGTAGCATCTGCTAACGTTAATTGGGTTGTTGTGATTGCAGAACATGAACTTAAAGTAACAACTGGTACGTAAGGAGTATAGAACATGGCGATATCAAGAGGACAACTAGTCAAAGAACTAGAACCAGGTTTGAATGCACTATTCGGACTGGAATATAAACGTTACGAGAATCAGCATGCTGAAATATACACTACTGAGTCTTCAGACAGAGCGTTTGAAGAAGAAGTTATGTTATCAGGTTTTGCTCAAGCTCAGACTAAAGCAGAAGGAAGTGGAGTTGTTTTTGACAATGCTCAAGAAACTTTCACTGCAAGATACACACATGAAACTGTGGCTCTTGCTTTTGCAATTACTGAAGAAGCTATTGAGGATAACTTGTATGACAGACTTGCTAGTAGATATACAAAAGCATTAGCTAGATCTATGGCGAACACAAAACAAGTTAAAGCGGTACAACCATTAATTAATGGTTTCGGTACATTCACTTCAGGTGATGGTTCTGCATTATTTGCAACTAACCACCCAACTGTAAGTGGAACTGTATCAAACACATTAGCAACGGCTTCCGACTTGAACGAAACTTCATTAGAGCAATCATTAATTGACATTGCTGCAATGACAGACGAAAGAGGTCTAAAAATTGCTGCAAGAGGTGTTAAAATGATTATCCCTTCTGAACTTCAGTTCACTGCTGAAAGACTTATGAAGTCTCAAGGTAGAGTTGGTACTGCTGATAATGATGTAAACGCAATTGCGTCAATGGGAATGGTTCCTCAAGGTTATAGAGTGAACAACTTCCTAACTGACCCAGATGCTTTCTACATTATCACAGACGTGCCTAATGGTATGAAGTACTTTGACAGAGCAGCTATCAAAACTGCAATGGAAGGTGACTTTGACACTGGTAACGTAAGATACAAAGCTAGAGAAAGATACTCATTTGGTGTATCTGACTATAGAGGTATTTTTGCATCACCAGGTGCATAATAATTAGAAATTTTGAGGCGGACACAGTTCCGCCTCATTATGAAAGTAGAAAGGAATTTCATGAAAAAATTTACAGTTACAATAAATGCCTACGACCACTACGCAAAATTTGAAGTGTTATCAGAAGATAACTCAGTTTCCTTAGAACAAGCCATAGTTGACAAACTAGGAGAAAATGTTATAAAATGGGAACATATCGGAACTAAGGTATTTGCTTCCGATAAATACAGAATAACCTATGAGGAGGTTATAGATGATACAAGACCTATACAAACAAAAAAGGTCCTTGGAGTTGAAGTGGGAACAGGAGCATCTGTCTAACGGTAGATATACTCTTGAGATGGTTAGGATTGACGATAAAGTCAAACAGATCATCACAGACATCAAGCTTGAAGAAGCTAGAATCGCTCACTTAAAGAACACTATTGAAGGTTCTGCTCCTGAAGTTTCAGTAGCTACTTAGTAAAAAGCTACATCGTTGGAAAAATTCCACTCCGCACTGTAGGACTTCTTGCACTCTACTCAAAACTAGTATATAAAAAACCCACTATACAATTTAATTAGAATACTGACGCGTATAGTCGACGGCCTAGAGACAGTATTCGGAAACTAGGAGGATATAATTATGGCACAAACACTATTTAGAGGACCAGTACTGCAAGGTAAATTTAACGAAGCAGGTTTAACTGGATTCAATCTAGAAAACAAGCAATCTAACTACACAGTTACAAATGCAGATTCTGGTAAAACTTTTACATCATCTACAGATGGTGTGGTATTTACATTACCTGCAATTTCTATCGGAAGAGTATTTACTTTTGTAAATACAGGACAAGATGGAGCTAATACTTTAACTATTAGCCCAAATGCTAATGATGGTATTTTGTATGCTGGATCTTTAACAGACGATAAAGATCTTATTAATACAAAAGCTACATCAAAAGTAGGTGACTTTGTAGTATGTGCATCTTTAAATTCAACAGCTCATTGGACAGTTGTTAATGTACAAGGTGTATTTGCTAAAGAAGCATAGTAAATAATTAGTGTGGACCTTCGGGTCCACATAAAATTAATTTTAAGGAGAAACAATTATGGCATCATCAGACCAACAGTTTTCATGCAGAACTTCCGACGGAAGATTTGGCAGAGCAACAGACGCATCTAGTAATTTTATTGGGCCAGCTAGAATAACTTATATTCAAGCTGAAGGAGTGGCTAACAGTAATATTAAAATCTATGACGGAACAGATGCAACTGGAACTTTAGTTTACGAAGCTAATTGTGGAACAGAAGGTATAGATGTTTATGTTCCAGGAAATGGAATTCGTTGTACAACTGGAGTATATTTAGATTTAACTAACACGACATCGGTTACTATCGGTTACACTGGCTAGGAGGTTAAATGGCTAACACTACCTCTGGAACTACAATTTTTGAAAAAGGTTTTTCTATTGCAGATATAGTAGAAGAATCTTATGAAAGAATTGGAATTTCTGGCGTTTCAGGTTATCAATTAAAAACAGCTAGACGTTCTTTAAACATAATGTTTCAAGAATGGGCTAATAGAGGTTTGCATTATTGGGAAGTTGCAAACAATAATATTACATTAGTTAATGGTCAATCGGTTTATACAATGTATAGATCAACAGCTGATGGCACATCAGATGCTACTGCTGTTTATGGTGTTGATGATATTTTAGAAGCTAGTTACAGAAATTCAGATAATATAGATACACCACTTACAAAAATTAATAGATCAACTTACCAAGCTTTATCTAACAAAACATCTACAGGGAATCCAACACAATATTTTGTACAGAGATTTATTGATAAAATTACAGTTACTTTATATTTAACTCCAGGATCCGATGAAGCCGGAAACTTTTTTAATTACTACTATGTAAAAAGAATTCAAGATGCCGGAGACTATAGTAATGATGCGGATGTACCTTATAGATTTGTACCTTGTATGACTGCAGGACTTGCTTATTATTTAGCAGTAAAATATGCACCAGAAAAAATTCAAATGTTGAAGATGTTATATGAAGATGAATTAAATAGAGCTTTACAAGAAGATGGTTCTTCTTCAAGTTCTTTCATAACACCTAAAACTTATTATCCGAGTATATAATGGCAAAATTATCTAGAGGAAAATATGCACAGGCGATATCTGATAGATCAGGTATGGCATTTCCTTACAATGAAATGGTAACTGAGTGGGATGGAAGTTTTGTACATAATTCAGAATTTGAAGCTAAACAACCACAGATTCAACCAACAAGATATACAGGTGATCCACAAGGTTTATCTAATGCAAGACCAGATAGAACTGAACCTGCTACAGAAAATTTATTACCAGGAAATCCTTTAAGTTTGACTTCAGGATCAAGCACTGTAACAGTTACAGAACCTGGACATGGAAGATCAACAAGTGATGTTGTTGTATTTAGAAATGTAGATGGAAGCCCCGGAGGCCTGGTGTATTCTTTATTTGAAAATGGCTCAGGATTTAGTATAACAGTTATTGATACAAATAGTTATAGTTTTGATTGCGGAAGTAATGCAACTGTAACAGAAAATTCAGGAGGAATGTTCGTAACTGCAGGACCAGTTACTCTAACACCATAATGGCTTACACTCTAGCAAACCTACAAGATGATATTCGAAACTATACAGAAGTAGATAGTTCTGTACTAAGTAATTCTATTTTAAACACAATCATTAAAAATGCTGAAAACAGAATTTACAGAGATGCAGATTCTGATGATAATAGATTTTATGCAACATCTAATTTACAAGCCGGAAATAGATATGTAACTATTCCATCTGATTTAAGATTTATAAGATATGCTCAATTAACTGATTCATCTGGTAATCAAGTTTTTTTAGAAAAAAGAGATACATCTTTTATGGCAGAATATTATAATACGCCAGGAACTCAATCAGGATTACCAAAATATTATGGTAATTGGGATGCAAACTATTGGGTAGTTTCACCTACTCCAGATAGTACTTATTTAATAACATTAGCTTATACTAAACAACCAGCATCAATAACAGATTCACCAGGAAGCACACAAGGTACTTATACATCTAATAAATATCAAGATTTACTTTTGTATGGAAGTCTGGTAGAAGCATATGGATACTTGAAAGGTCCTGTAGATATGTTACAATATTACGAAGGATCTTTTAACAGAGCTTTACAATCGTACGCGATCGAACAACAAGGTCGTAGACGCCGAGATGAATGGGAAGATGGAACCATTCGTACTCCTCTTAAATCTGAATCACCATCATAATTTAAGGAGATAAATAAATGGCTAATATAGTACCTGACTCTTTTAAAACAGACCTACTTGGTGGCGTGTTTGATTTTGATTCTGGCGGATCAACTTTCAAACTTGCATTATACACTGACATATCTGGTTTCAGTACTTCTTCAACAGCTTATACAACTACTAATGAAGTTTCTTCATCTGGTACAAACTATACAGCGGGTGGAAATACTTTAACTAATAATGGTGTTGCAGTATCAAGTAACATTGCATACGTTGACTTTGCAGATTTAACTTTTTCATCTGTAACGTTATCAGCAGTGGGCGCTCTGATTTATAAAGGAACTTCTAATGAAGCAGTATTAGTTTTAGATTTCGGCGGAACAAAAACAGCAACTAACGGTGATTTCGTTGTTCAGTTTCCAACTGCTGATTCATCTAATGCAATCATTAGACTTGGCGACGCGTAATAAAATTTTGGAGTAGAAATGGCTTTAGTAATTAACGATAGAGTTAAAGAAACTAGTACAACTACTGGAACAGGAACGTTTTCATTAGCTGGCGCAGAAACTGGCTATGAAAGTTTTGTTGCAGGAATTGGAACTGGTAACACAACTTACTATGCAATAGAATTAAATTCTGCAGGTGAGTGGGAAGTTGGTATTGGTACAGTAACCGATGCTACACCTGATACTTTATCAAGAGATACAATTATAACATCATCTAATAGTGATAGCGCAGTAAACTTTTCAGCGGGAACTAAAAATGTATTTTGTACATTACCTGCAAAAAGAACTGTATCACCTGTGATGACAGCAACAGGATTTGTTGTAACTCATGCTTCTACTTTAGATGAAGATCAAACGTTAGATTCAGGCGTATTAGCAGGACCAGTAACTATTACTGGAACACAAACAGTAACAGGGACATTGGTAATTATTTAATGAGTAAAATAGAAGTTAATCAAATATCATCACAATGCGGATCAACACTTACGATTGGTCAATCAGGTGATACAGTAACTTTAGCATGTGGAGCAACGCAGACTGGTTTTGGAAGAACAGGAACTGTTGATTGGGACACTACAGCAAAGACTGCTAGTTTTACTGCTGTAAGTGGTAATGGATATTTCGTTAATACTACTTCTGGAGCAATAACTTTAACTTTGCCAGCTAGTCCAAGTGCTGGAGATATTGTATCTTTTAAAGATTATGCAAATACCTTTGACACAAATAATTTAACAATAGCAAGAAATGGTTCTCCTATTGCAGGTGGAACAACTGATGCAATTATATCTGTTGAAGGTCAGTCTGGAACTTTAATTTATGTAGATGGTACTAAAGGTTGGATGATTGTAAATGCTGCAACAGAGGCAGATTTACCAAGACCTGCTTTTGTAACAGCAACAGGTGGAACAGTCACTTGCTGTGGTGATTATAAAATTCACACTTTCACAAGTCCAGGTACTTTTACAGTTAGTTGTGCTGGTAATCCTTCAGGTTCAAATTCAGTAGACTATTTAGTAGTAGCTGGAGGTGGTGGCGGTGGAAGTGGTGGTTATGGAGGTGGAGTAGGTGGTTTTAGAGGATCTGGTGGCGGTGGAGCTGGAGGATTTAGAGTTTTTGCAAACACTACACAGAATACTGGATTTTTATGTTCACCTGCTAATCCTTTAAACGGACCCGCAGCAATACCAGTAACAGCAACAGCTTTTCCAATTACAATTGGTGGAGGAGGAGCAGGAGCAGCAGCTGCATCAGCGGCCAGCGGATGCAATGGAAGTAATTCAATTTTTTCATCTATAACATCAGCAGGTGGTGGAGGTGGCGGAATTTGTAATTCACAAACTCCTTCTGAAATGGGTCAAACTGGAGGATCAGGTGGTGGATCAGGAGCTGATAATAGCGGTGGTGCTACTGGTGCAGCTGGAAATACTCCTCCTGTGAGTCCCCCTCAAGGAAATCCTGGAGGTGATGGTGTTCCTTCAGCTCCTAATGGAGGATCTGCTGGTGGTGGCGGTGGAGCATTAGCAGCTGGATCAGATGGATCTCCATCTAATAATTCAACAAATGGTGGAGCAGGTGGTGTAGGTGCTGGTGTAAGAGGTTTTGGAACTAGTGGTGTAAATTGTGGATCAGACTATTATTTCTCTGGTGGTGGAGGTGGTGGTAATGATGCCTGTGGTGGAACTGGCGGTGGTGGTAAAGCAGGTATAGGTTCACCTGCAGGAAGTCCACAAGATGGAAGTGCAGCAACTGCTAACACTGGCGGTGGTGGTGGTGGAACTGGAGGATTTGCTGGTGATGGGTGTCAATCTGGCGGAAACGGCGGTAGCGGAATCGTAATAATAAGGTATAAATTTCAATAATTATGACAAGTAAAATAAAAGTAGATAACATAGAAAACCAATGCGGCGGTGCAGTAGTCACTAAATGCGGTGCAACAACTACGATCAGTGGTTCAGTTGTAAAAGCAGATGACATACAAGCAGCAGATGGTGGAAATTTAATTAATCAATGTGGTACAACAATCACATTAGGAGCATCAGGCGATACTATTAATTTAGCATCAGGTGCATCTCAATCAGGATTCGGTAGAACTGGAACAGTAGACTGGAACACAACTGCAATTAC